ATTGAATGTTGAGGCTTCTCATATACCCGTATTGCGCACCTATGCCAAGCACCATCTTAAACTTTTGGATAAGGTTAAGAAGGTCGAGTATAAGGACGCACGCGCTGTCTACAAGAGCTTGGCAGTCGATAAGCACGAAATGTGTGATGCGACCAGCGAGTTCTTTGAGGATAGGTACGGGGTCACAATTCAAGAAGCCGAGTCTGGGTTAATTAGCGTTCTAACGAAGTGCTTGACGTCCTGCGTCAACTACCCGTTTTTGGACGCCTTTATCGCAGTAGACCTGTAAGAGAGAAGATTAGTGAAGAACATGGATTTTACTACATATTATTGTGGACCCTATTGGTCTAATGGTAGGATTCAGGAGAGTGTGGCGGAAGGAGTGATACCGACCGACCCACTTGACTACGCTTGCATGTTGCATGATCGCGCCTACGCTATGGGTGGCGATCTAACAGTTGCCGATGATAAATTTTACGAAGCTGTCAAAGACCTTGGTTTGAAGGGGTTTTTGTATGGTAACGCAGTTAAACACGGCAATAGAACAGTTCGAATGTTATTCTGGCCAAAGATACTCACTATGGATTGGGATAATCATCCTAATCTGCGCGGTCCTCGTGGCGTTGAAACGGCGCCACCTGGACACACCTCCGTCGTCATTGACTCGGCCGGTAACGCGTATGAGGAGTCAGAGTCACAAATGGTTTACGGGCCTGTTCCAGCTCAAAGCTCACAAACCTCGACTTCACTTGTCAGTGGCAACGGACAAGGGAAGAAGTCGGGAGCTGATAAGGTCGGCAGAGCTTTAGAGGGGAAAGGGATCATGAACGTTATGCGTGATGGGCTTAATTCAACGAAGAAAGCCTTGAAACGCCGAGCAGGAAAAATATCGAAAGCATTGCAAACAAATCCTCACCAGGAGTCGTCTGGCTTGTACAGACCTCTAGGTAAGAAAAAACTCAGAAAAAATAAAATTTACGTGGAAAATGAACAAAAAAGAATGCATTTCTTGGATCTCCAGAAACAAAGTCTTGCAAAAAGCCGAGTTGAGAAGTTAAAACAGGAGGAGAGAGAAGCTATCGCGAAATTAGCTATACAGTTATGCCGCGTCAAAGTGTAAAGAAAACCCGTCGAGGAGTCAGTTTTGGTCCAGTTTCGACAATTAATACGGCCCCGGTGGCTATTGGTAACTCAATTAGGGGCTCGAAAGCCCGAGCTACCAATATTGCCGGTGGCAGTAGAGTTGTTGGGCGTGACTTTGGCTTTCAATTGAATGCCACTGCCTCTTCGATTCAAGATTGGCAGGTGATTGGGGGTATGCCCTTGACACCAGCCGTCCTCCCTTCATCAGTTCTGCGCAATTATTGCCAGATGTATAATAAATTCAAAATAAACAGTATTGCATGTCATTATATTACAAGTTCCCCCACCAGCCAGGCGGGTGACATTTTATTTTACTATGAAAAAGACAGAAAAAGTCCTTCACCGGATTTCACGAACTCATCGTTCCTACCTTTTGTCTTGAGTGATCCGTACACAGTCATTGGTCCCCAGTGGACCAACCACACGTTGGCTGTGAAACCCGTTGCGGATTGGAAAACAACCAACTTTGGTATGAATTCCGATCTCAATGAGGACGCCTGTGGTACTGTGTGGTTGTTTTCGAAGACAAACGCCACTAATTCCCCAGGTTACGTGATCATTGACTACGACATTAGCTTTATGGAACTTAGTGTGAACCCGCGAGCTGGTCAACTACCTGTTGCACGTGG